CCGCTTGCCAAGCCAACCAAAGTACTGGCAGCAAATGTGTTAACACCAACAGCCATGGCACCCGTCAAGCCGGTAATGGATCCTGCTGTTCCAGCAAAGTTAATACCTGCAGGGCCCATAAAGTAAACCGCTGCAACCGTCAATGCAATTTTGCCAATATCGCTCTCGGCAATGTCTTGAACTAAGTCTCCGATGCCTTCAACAATGTCACTGACGGCATCTCCAATGCCTTCAAACACACCGCCAATAGCGTCACCTATGTCCTCAAAAAAACCAAATTCAGGCAATCCTGTAGAAGGGTTAGTTGAGCCACGACCACCGCGACGACGCAGCAAGCGCGCCTCGCCTCGTGTAATGTGGGCAAGCATTTTGTCTTCGCCACGGCCCATCTTTGCCATTTCGGCAGCTAAAGGCTTAAGCTTTGCAATGCCTCCCTTGGCCATCTGCATGACCGCAGGTTCTTGGGGCTTGGCACCTTCGAGCTGGTCCAAAGCAATGTTCAATGCTGCAAAAAATGCAGGATCAAACTCTTCGGGTAAAAGTGATTTTGGAACACCTTTGCTAAGCAGGCCTGCACGAATCTCTTTGTATTTCTCTGGATTGCCCAACACCAGGTCAACCATTTGACCCATTGCGTCAATGACTTTTGCGGGAAGTTTTACATTGGCCAAATAGCTTTTAAACCTTTGGACCATGGCCGGATCAGCGGCTTCCATGCTACTGAGCATGTCGTTGCCAAATTCGACCGGTTTGTTTCGCGCATAAGACTCAAGAACAGGACTGAACAAAGACGGATCAACCGTCTCTTCAGAAGAGCTGCCTTGTGCGTCAGGGCCCTGTGGTAGGCCCATAATTCCTTGTTGCATCGCGGTTGCCATGTGTTTACCTTTCCGTTATGTGCCAAAAGCCGCCATGGGCCGCGCGCCGGGAAAGGACGCGAATATGGCACTTATTATCCAACATTGACTCAATTCCTGTCTACTAAAAGAGCTGAAACAACCACCCCGACACTGGCGGTGCTGGATTCAACCTTTAAAACGTCACTGCTTTCCAGGATCAAAGGTCCCGTAGGCTTAGTGCCGATGACATCAAAATACTCTCCTGCGCCAACAGACTGGCTGAACGTCAGGAAATGCGTGCCTGCCCCAAGAGGGGAAAAAGACACCTTTATGATCGCCGCCACTGACCCGTTGTTTGAGATCCAGATGGAACGAACAATGGCTGTTGTTGCCGCCGGCACTGTAAGCAGTGTTGATGGAGTAGCAGCGGATAACGCAGCGTGGTAGCGTTTGTATGAGTTTGCCATCTAATCTCCAAAAAACCAGGATAGTGCTTCGTCTTTATTCTCTGTTACCGTCGGCGTATAGGTCTGATTAAGCTGAAAAATGATCTGCTCAAGCGACCGAACAAGCTGGTTAAATTGCTCAGGGTTGTAGTCCCTAGACGCCACCGTAGGCAAGCGCACACTGGTGATCTTGCTCATCGTGTACCGTCCGGTTGAACATCAATTCGCCATGTACCAAAACGCCACCGGCTTCCCAGCGAGTTAGAACCTAACTGAAGCGCAATCTGACGACCTCTGGCTCTTGTGTCCACTTTTTGCGTAGCAGGCTCAATGGTGTAGGGATCAAGTGAGCTTCCAGTAGCAGGCGCTTGTGGATACAGTCTTGTTAAAAGCTCAACCGAAATGTTTCCAACTTGGTTTTTAAAGTCTGGGATAAAGCGCTTCAAGAACATCACCTGTTCGCCATCCCCAATGTCAAAGTAGCCTGATTTCAGAAAAGCCGGAAGAGGCACATTTACAGCATCAAAACCCGTTTCCTGGTTATATGTCAACGCTCTTCCTTGCGTTACGCCATACACCGGAGGGTAAGGAGCCGCATTTGATGTTGGCAAATATTCGCAGCCAATAGGTTTTGTGTATGTTCCAACGTCTACCCACGAGGTACGAGGCATTGTGCCAATATGCCATGTGTTCTCCAGGTAGTTGTATGTAACAAACCTGTTGATGTAATCAAAACCCTGTGAGCAATACCACCACGTCACTTCATTGAACTGTGAGTTCACGCCAACGTTAAACTTCTGCGATTGAATGAGGTTGATATCTCTAAAAACAAAATCTTGGACCGTACAAGGAACCTTTTTCACTGTACCGTCAAAGACATAAAACGCTTCAACGCCCATCCAAAAAGACAAGCCGTTTACGTCAACCGCCGCATGTGGTCCAACACACCCACAATTAGCGCCCAATTGCTGGAAGCCGAAGGTGTAAGGTATGCCGAGGAACTGCATGCCGTGCAAAGCAGTATCGGTAAAGATCAGAATCTGGCCACGTGAACGAATTGCCGAAACAATACGGCTTCCGTCGTTCAACCGCTGCCCGCCTGCCGTGTTTGTCGCAGTGGGAATAAAGTCGTTGATGTCTTCCTGGCTCGAGAACCGAACAAACATTGGGTCCTGTGTAACAGCCGAACCTATTTCAGTTTCTGTGCCAAAACAAACCAGGTGACGGTCAGGGGTAGAAACCAGCGCATATTTGCTTGAAGTAGGCGCTCCCGCAACATATGTCGCACGAGTGCTGTTGCCCAATGAGGGTTGCCAAATATAAGTTGCACCATCAATAAGCTGACAAATTACATCTTCGCCGTAGCTGTCAAATTGCCAAACACGAGAGAATAGTTCCTTGCCGGTTGTACCGGCAAGCACCCGAGGCGTGCCCCATGTTTCTTCGCCCCATGCGCCAGTGCCCCAACCGTAGTCAAAGTAATTTAAATCAGAGCCAACGTTGATCTGAAACACAGCAGTACCGGACCCCACCGCAGCAGCAGTAGATGTTGCCGCAACGGGGCAAACAATGGTAAATGCATTGACATTGACAATTGTCTGGATTTCAAATTCATGCTGAAGACTGGCATTTGGAATACCGCCTGGATTACCTGTGACAGCAGACAGCGTGACAAAATCCCCTGCTATGGCGTTGTGCGCAGTGCAATTGACCTGTACGGTAGTTGATGCATTGGTTGTGGAAAATGTTACGCCTACAACCGTGCTGCGAATAGGTGTAACGTCAAACCAGTCACCATTGGCAAAAACATACAGCTTTCGATTTGTTCCAAGAATGGCGTACGGAACACCGGACAAGTTGTTCCATGTAAATATTTCACTGACCAAGCCAATCAAATAAACAGCGTTGCTGCCGAAATTTGTCCAACCCCCAAGTTTCTCGGGCAATCCATACTGAAAGCGCACGTAGTCGCAATCGATCCAGCCACCTTCCGCCCCATACTCGGTGTTCTGCTTGTCGATGCCGGGTTTTAGGAAAACACGTTGCAATGGCATGGCTTAACCTGCTTCCTTATACACGGTTTTGAGTGAAGAAATAGGTCGGATACGGGTCGTATCCGTAGAGAACTGCAAAGTTGTATCCGTATATGGGATTATTAAAGTATCCCGCAGGCGAAGTACAGTAAACCGTTACCCCTTGGCTGCCTCCTTGACCCAAGAAGAAGCTTGTTGGGCTGATCGAAGTGGATCCGCCAGTCGGCCTTGCAATTTCCTGTATCGTAACCGTGCCTGTACCGGCGGCCTGGGACACCGTGAAATTTCCCTGTGAAGTAATTGGAGCATACTGAATTGGAATGTTTACTAACCCACTTGAAGGGTTGACATTCACCATTAACTGTGCAGGCATTGTGATCGAGTTGCTGTAGTCGCTGAAAGAGCCACTACCATATACATTGGTTGCGTACACACGGAACTGGTATGTCGTACTTGCTGACAAGCCTGAAACGGTAATAGTTCCGCCTCCCGACTGATTGACAGTACCGGTAAGTCCCCCTGGATATGAGACTGCGGTATACGACGTGATAGCTGAACCACCATTATATGGTGCAGTGTAGTTAATCGAAGCAGTGGTATTGCTTGCAACAGAAGCATTGCCAATACCAGGTGCGCCAGGCACACCAAAGGTTAAAACCCCATTGCTGTAGCCACTCAAGGGGCCGTTGCCTAAAGCATTTGTGGCATAAACCCGGAACTGGTAGTTGGTACTTTGGCTAAGACCACTGACGGACTGAGCGTATGAAGGTGCCCCTGTAGAAGAGATTGTGGTTGTAGCCCCGCTAGAAGGCACAATTGTGTAACTAATAATAGGGCTTCCACCGTCACTTTCAGGAATAGTCCATTGCACTGTTGCTGATGTAGGGCCAGTGGCAGATGCCACACCAATGGTAGGTGCAGTAGCCAGCCCCACGCCCGCGAAACCAAATCCGCGAGCGGACCCATTTGCAAAAGCAGAAAGCAACGGCATTATGCAAACCTCGTCTGTGCTTCAAGGGCGGTAAAAGCCCCTGGCCCTGTTTTTATCAGAGTGACAATATATGAATCAATGCTGTTTGCGTTGCCTGTGGTCGGGGCAGAACCGCCCTGCCAGTTAGGTGTGACAGCGTTTCCATCCACCTGCAATGCGGTTTGGCGATAGGCCGTGCCGCCGTTCGTGGCCATGAAAGCGACTGTGATTGATTCGTTAACAGCCATCACAGAATTAATGGTTGTTGATACGTTCCCTGTAACGTTAAGGGTCCAGTTGCCGCCCGATGGAACCGTGTAATACATCACTGAAGCAGTCAATGCATACAATGGAACGACAGAGGAGGCGCTTGCGCTTTGGATAGAGACTGACTCCCGTGTTGCAGCAATTGTCTTGTTGGTCAAAGGCTGCACGGCTGTGGTCAATACGTTGCCCACTGTTGCGTACTCGACATCGGTGGCCCCAGCATTTACCACCAGTGCTTTGGTTGCATTGGTTGCATAAGCAGGCAGGATTGAAACCCGTGCACCTGCTGCAGTGTTTGCATTTGTGCCGCCGTTGGCCACGCTTAAAGGCGTTGTAAGGGAAAGGCTGGTCGCATGCGTAGTGACGTCAACAACGCCTGTGCCTGTGCTGTATACCCACATGCTTTTTGATGCGGGAACAGTGATGCCAGTTCCTGTGGAGTTGCGGACTTCAACCGCATCACCCAAGGTGTTGCTGACGATGTAGAGTTTTTCAATCGAAGGTACAGTCAAAGTCCGAGGACCGCCGGAACTTCCATACAGATTTAGGCGCATGTTGCGCGCTGGTTGCGACGTATTGGTATTCGTAAGAGTCAGGACTACATCGCTGCCTGCAAACAAAATGTCAGCACTGCCGACAATTGCCTCTTCCAGAGCAGTACCCAGATTTGTGTTTGTAATCTGGCCCCATTGCCCTGATTCCTCGCCAGTTGACATCAACTGTACTTTCAGGGGGCTATAACTAGAAGGCATGTTCTGCTCCTTTAACTCTTTAGTGAATTATTTCATTCCAATTGTCGTCCTGTGTGTCATCTACCACTGTCCAGGTAGATGGGGGTGTGACGGGCGCGGTCCACGTTGTCGTCTGAGCCGCGTTGACCTGAACCCACACATCGGACTGACTGTCGTTAATCGGCTGCCAATTCGGATCCTGGGGATCAGGAACGATACCCCATACTAGCACATCGGTTAAGTTTATGATAGCTTGTTGCGACGCAAGAATGACGTTTGCTTTGCCTGCAGCAGACAAGACTCCGTACTGCGCCTGGATGATCTGTGAAGACACCGAAGTCGTTGCATTTGCCTTAGCTTGGACGCTGTTGAGAGCTGAAACAATCTGCTGGGCAGTGACAGTCGTGTTAGCGGTTCCGGTAACAAGAAGGCTCTCAATTGCGCTCAGGATCTGCTGCGTAGAAAGATAGACCTTGGTTTGCGTGTAAATCTCTACCGCAGCCTGGAGAGCCTGAATTTCTTGGCCGGTAATCGTCGTCGTGGCCTTGGCCTGAATAGCAACAGAGTTAACCAGGGCAGCAAACTCAGCCCCTGTCAGCAACACATTTGCCTTGGCGTTTACTTCCAAACTGCCGGTAACTGAATTCAATACCTGTGAAAACACGTAAACGGAAATACCCGTCCGGATAAGACCTGTCTCAGACTGGATGTACTGACTGTCTAGGGTAGTTGTACCCGTACCAGAAACAGCCAAATTGGCAATGTAAGCCTGTAATCCTTGGCCCGTGATGCGGTAGGCAGAATCCGTTGTTAAAGTGCCTGTAAACGTCCCTAACGGACCCTGAGCAATGAGAAGTACGTCACCAACGCCCACCACAATCGGCGCATTGAGGAAGGCCTCCATTTGGATACCCGTAAGCTCCGCAAGCGCAGGTATGCCTACGTTTGGAAGCGCAGCAAAGGGTACACGGGCAAACGGCGCAAATCCAAACATTATTTAGTCAACGCCAGGTTAGATAACAGGTCCAGGACATGCGGCTGACTCCACCTCAGGAAAAAGGCACGTGTGAATGAACTCTTGAACTTCGACAGGGTCAAGACCAAGAGACTCCATAACACGCGGGGTGTGTGGATTCTTCTTTTGGTTCTGACAGT